GAAATCACGGCAACGATGCGCCGCTCAACGTACTACAAACACATCATCACACAGACAATGGCGCAAACGTCAGACGGACGATACATCATGCAACCGGCAAACAACTACGCATTGCCGGACGGCACGCGTGTCATCCTATCGTCAAGCGTTCCAGAAGATACGATCGTGATGGGCGATTTAAAAGCCTACTTACTCGGCGAGCGTGCAGGTGTCAAACTCGCTACATCGACAGACGTCCGCTTCATCCAAGACCAAACGGTCGTAAAAGGCACGGCACGATACGACGGCAAAGTCGTGGACGAAAACAAATTCGTCGTGTTAAAAATCGAAGAAGGGCAAACCGAAACGCCCTAAACCGCCCGTACCCGCTCCGACGGGCTTACAAGTCACAGACGTGACGACAGATAGCCTAAAAATTGAGTGGGAGCGCTAGGGCGATTCCATACCGTCATGTTACTTAGGTAGCGTGGCGGTATTTTTATTAGGTATGTAATAAAAATATGTAAAATTAAGAGACGATAATAAGAGGAGGATGGACAATGTACAACATTTATAAGGATGGCAACAAGGTATCCACAACGGAAGAAACGACGTTTGAGTTTACGGAATTGCAATCAGACACAGAGTACACGTTGGGTGTATCCCGTGTGATTGACGGACGTGAGAGTGATGTCGTGACGATTAAGGCACGGACGTCGGCAAAGGATGCAAACAATCTGACGGTTCCCGAAATCAAGCAAGCGCTCGACGAACAAGGTGTTGAGTACACGTCGGATATGCGCAAGGCAGATTTATTAAAGTTATTGACTTAATTAACCGCACTGTTTATAATAAACCGTGAGGTGATAATATGAATTGGAGAAAAGCAAGAGAGCAAGCAGGAATGACACAACGTGAGGTGGCGAAGCGCATAGGCATGACCCCGGCAGCGTACAGTTTGGTGGATAGAGGGTTACAGACCCCCCAACCTCTCACGCGTGAGAATCTGAAACGCGTCGTGTTAGAAGGTAAGCCAGCTATCACGCGAGAGCAGCTAGAGGAAATCTGTAAAAAGCGGTACGAATCGGGGGAAACAATTGAACAAATCGCCAAACGATACCATGCGGGCGAACAGACGGTGCGACGATGGATTAACGCACCGAAAGAAAAGAAGGAACCGCTCGACGAAGAAAGCAGAAAAAAGGTGATGGCACTTCGAAAAAGAGGACACACCTACAAATCCATCGCCGACAAGTTAGGCATATCCTACGACACGGTGCGTTACCACTGCAACAGCAATAGCAACCCGAGTAAAAGCGGTCGCAAGCGGAAGAAGATTCCCACACGGATCGTCGACGAGTGGTGCGACCTGCGGCGTAACGGATGGACGCTCGCAGAGATTGCAAAGGTGTACAACGAGCCCGTCGCAAGAATTTCTAAAGCGACCGTGCGACGTGATGACTCTGTACGTCAGAGAGGTGCGTCGATAGACGATAAAACGGTAGAAAGGGCGCAACTCATGCGCGACAAAGGATACACGCTGGAAGAAATATCCAAAAAGCTAGGATATTCAGACACGACGATTGGACGGTACACCGTCCCGTGTGACCCCATCTACATGGTGTACGATCACGAAGATACGGTAATAGCGACGGGTACACTTTCGCAAATCGGGGAAGAGCTCAAAATGTCGCAAAATGCGATTAACACACTGCTGTGTAGGCAGCGAAACGGAACACCTACACGGCGTAAGTTCATCCAAGTGGGGCGGGAGCGTGTGTATGAATGAGGCGTCCAATCACAGATGAAGAAATACAATGGTGGCAAGCCGAACGTTTGAAAGGTAAGACAGTAAAAGAAATCGCCAAGCGCTTCAACCGGTCGCCATCGTCAGTAGGGCAACTCACATTACCCGTCGTCGCGGAGTACGTGTTGTACCATACAGACGGCAGTGTGTTAGCGTACGGTACCCGAAAAGAAATTGCGGAACAACTCGGTGTAACGATCAACGCATTGAGTTACTATAAAAGAAAGTCGTCCGTTAGAAAATATGGCGAACGTCTAATACTCACGGGATACCGCATAAAAGCTAACACAGATGAGTGAAAATGTGTTATAATAGAAGTACAACTAAATAGCGGAGTCGTCCGCAACTCTCTCGTAAGGACGGGGCGCATGCCTCGTCTTTTTTCATGCCTTTTTATAGGACTTTATGACTATTTTTAAAAATGGGGTTGATTAAAACATTTACTTGTGATAAATTAAAGACAGTTAAGAAATGCAGAACGCAGTCGCCATCAAAGGCGGGTTCGGAAATGGACTAGAAATACCGAACCGTTCTGCAGCGAAAGGAGGTGACAAGATGAACGTGTACGAAGGAGTCGTTAATGCCATCATTGACAACACGGAAGAAGAACTCTACGAAGTGTTGAAGAGTGAGCTCATCCAAGAAGTGAAGAAGGAATCAATCAACTTCTTGAAAGTCAAAGAGTTAACAGAAGTATTAGAAAAACTAGAAGTATTAATTTAAAAAAGAGGAGAGATTGAAATGAAACTTAACAAAGAGCAAATTTTAAACAAAATCAAAAACGGTGAAATGGAAATCGATTACGATTCATACTCAATTGTATCTCACGCATATTACGGCGATGTCACTCGCCACGATGTGAAAAACGAAGATGGGTATAACATCGAGATCGCTTATCCAATGTTCGAGGAACTCCGCAACCTTATCGATGAAATGAACGACGAAATATTGAACGGAATGGACGAACAGTGCGAACTGTACTGGAACTACATGGACGAAATCGGACGATACACAGAGGGCGAACACAACGATGTGTTTGACTATGGCGCAGAGCCGATCGTGTACTTGAACGGCGAAATTTTATAACTAACCGAAACGGGCGCAATGCCCGTCCGCCACACATGACCGAGTGGCGCTGATGAGGTAGGTCAATTATAAAAGGGGGAAACAAAATGAAATACCTTGAAACAGGAGAATTATCATTCTTCTCTCACTTGAGAATGGCGGAAGAAATTGTTTCTGCAGTAGAAGACGGTGAAACATTAGAAGAAGCGTTCGCTATTGTGGAAAACTTTAGAATTCCCAGCACAATGATGGCGATCGATGCACTTGTGGAATACGGTTGGGAAAGGGCGGTAAACCTTGCTCTCGAATACGGGGCGAAGGCGGAAGATATCCTTTTGCCAGAAGACTTAGCGGAAGCAGTCGGAGGTGTCATAGCGAAAGATTTTGTCGACTCGGCAAAGTGCGTACAAGAGTATTCCGAAGTCAACAACGAAGAATTAATCGACTTTTTGAAGACTTTGTATCAATCGGAAGAAATCGCGGACGAGTACGGAGATTTCTTCGGGTATTGGGACCTTCAAAACCTTTATGAAAACCACAAAGGAGGAAAATAAAATGAATAAAAACGAATTAGTAAAACCAATCGAATACACAGGAAAATTTAAGGCAGGCGATCGCGTCCGAGTGATCGCTGCAACCGAAAAAGCCGAGTTGAAAAACGTGGGGAAAACAGGAATTTTGCTTGCTACTTTCAGTCGCTTCAAAGATGCGCCGTACGTCATGGAATACGATGACGGTGGAGTCTACCACTATAACGAGGCAAGTCTTGAACTGGTGTCACGTGTGACTCACGAAGATTTCTCGAAAGAATATACTGCAGTGACTTACTTGTTACGTCACAAAGGGAGCGAAGTAAGGGAACGCCTTTTAGACGAATTAAACACCTACGCTCGTATTTATTTAGAAAAACAAGACTACAACAACGCGCGGGAAGCCATGAGCATCGCGGAAGAGTTAAAAGAAAAAACAAAATAAACCGAAACACCGCTACGGCGGTGTCTAGCGGGAATGACCGTCCGCTACTGATGAGGTAGGTTTTCGAACAAAAAAAGGGGGGGCTTGCGTTGGTTCAGTACTTAGACATGAATCAAATTTGGCTTTATATCGAAACCGAACAAGAAAGAAACGAAATCTTAGAAAGTGTGTCTCGGAGATTTTTAGATGGCGACAAAGTTAGGGTGAAGGAGTACAGCGAGCGTTATGACGGAAAGGTTGCTGAAGTGTTTTGGGCACGATTCGACCCATACAGTCCGGCCGACTCGTACCTTACCGTGAAAATTAAAGAGACTGGTGAGTTAGTAGATTTGGGTTACGGTCAAGTAGAATTGATAGGCGAATCCAACTTGATGAAAGGAAACTCGATAGAGCAAAAAGTTTTCGATTTTTTAATGGAGCACGATCATAACAATGTTCGGAGCGCACTATCGAATGTTCTTCAAGATTTCGTAAAGCGTAACTTGGAGGGCGGCGAAATCGAGAGCAAAGAAATAGCGAAGGCTGTGGATTTAACTATAAGCCTAGCGGCAGAAAGCTAATGAGGTAAGATGAATTGGGCACCGTACCTTTCCGCCACGCTTCAGTGTATGGCTAGGCGACAAATTTCATAACATCACGAAAGACACTCAATCATTGGGTGTCTTTTTTTATGGTATACTATACGAGAGGAGGTGCTCTATGGAAACACTTGCAAGGCTAACCGCCGAAAGGCTCGGCGTGTCGTCCAAGCGGTCGTACGAGAGGCGGAAAGAATACTTTGAAGCGATTGTAACGTCCATCATCGACGAATTAGAACGACAACACGACATTGTGTACGACGACACCAATCACACGTTGCGACTATTTATCGTTGATTTGGCGACGTACCGTTATCAAGCCGTAAGCGACATTACGACAACGACGACACAACACTCGCTCGCTTTACCTCGTCATCTGTTGAGAAGATTGCACAATCTTATCCTCGATTTAGGTGATACGTCATGATCAGTGTGTTACACAATTTAACAGAATCGATTGACCTTCTTCACATTCGCGAGATTAAAAACAAGTTTGGCGAAACGTACGAGGAAGTCGTCGAACGGAACGAAGTATTCTGCGACGTGACCGACGTACCACGAAATGAATTTTACATGGCAGCGCAGTCGGGCATGCGACCCGTCTATGTGTTTGTCACAAACGACATCGTAGAGCCGACTGATAACTATGTGGAATACGACGATGAACGGTATCGTATCGTTCGCACGTATCGGACAAAACAAGGCTATACCGAAATCGTCGTGGAACGTGTGGCGAGTATGTATGGCGAGAGTTAAATTTGAAGATTTGGGAAAAGAGATTGCGAAAGCGCTAGAAGGTTATCCCGATGAGTTAAAAGGGCTCATCGAGAAGGAAGCTGAAAAGGTTGCCAATCAATCAGTGAAGGAATTGAAACAAACATCGCCTAAGCGGACGGGCGAGTATGCCAAGTCGTGGGGTCGAGTAAAAAGTAAATCGGGTATGGGCTACATCGTGCGTGCGAGAGCGCCGCACTATCGGCTTACACACTTGTTAGAAAAGGGTCACGCAAACCGTGACGGCACACGGACGGAAGGCATACCGCACATTCAACCGGTTGAGGAAAAGGCAAGTAAGGAATTTTTTGAACGAGTAAAGCGGGTGATCCAATGACTGTGTTCGATGAATTACTAGAAAAATTGGATAAAATCGCACCGACGAGTTTCCGTGTGGTAGAAGGGAATCATTTTCCTTTTATCACTTACGTTTTTCCGTCCGATCGTATCATGCGAGCCGATGGAAAAGACTATTACCGTACGGTGACGATTGATATTGAGTTGTACACCAATGGCTACGACCACAAGCGAGTGCGTGCGATTTATGACGCATTTGAAGCACTCGACATCGCACACTCCCCTCGCGTTAGCTATTGGATCGAGACAGAAAAAATGTTTAAAAATTATTGGACCATTGAATTACAGGAGGATGATTTATAAATGGCAGAAGTAAAACGAAACAACCGCGTGCAAATTGGGTTACGACAAGCGACGATTTTTCCAATCGTTACAATGGACGACAACGACGTACCGACGTACGGAGAGCCGCGAAACTTACCGGGTTCGGTGACGCTATCGGCAACTCCACAAGGGGATACTAACACATTCTATGCAGATGACACGGCGTATTACGTATCGTCATCTAACCAAGGCTATGAACTCACGCTCGAAGTGGCACGTGTACCCGATTGGTTTTTAGTGGATATTATGGGCTTCTACATTACACCAGAAGGGTCAATTTTAGAACCGTCACGTGACAATTCTAAAGAGTTTGCGCTTGCGTTTTTAGTGGACGGCGATCAAACAAACACACCGTCGATGTTCTTCCGACTGAAGCCACAACGCTCGGAAACGTCACACGAGACTAAAACAGAAACGATTGAGCCACAAACAGAAACGCTCACTCTCATCGCTTCGGGCATTGGACGTAACGCAATCACGAAGATGGTTGCAGCGGATATTCGGGACGACGACGCAGCGGCGACGTGGTTCGACGAGGCGTACTTGCCAGAGGACAGTTTCTTGAATGACATCAACGTCAAGTCAATGTCATACGACGACTACCTTAAATCAATCGCAAGCGACGGTGAGACAGAAACAGAAACGGGTGAGACAGAATGATTAAAACCATTGAAGTCAACAAAGACGAGTACATGACGCTCGAAGCACACGGAGGTACACCGCTTATTTACAAGCGGTTGTACAACCGTGATTACATGAGTGACATCTTCAGTCTCGTCGCAATCATCGGACAGGACGGAGAATTAGATTTAGCGAAACTCGGCGAGTTGGACGGCGACTTATTTTACCGATTGTTGTACACGTTTGCTTACACACACAACCCGTCGGTTGGCGACGACGTGACATTCTTCAGTGATTATTCGGGCGTCCCGCTTATGGATATCATGCCGACAGTGATGGAACTGATCTACGTCAATTTACAGTCAAAAAAAAACTAAACAATCGTAAGGAAGGGTCGGTAGAGAGCGATGACGTGCTTACTACCGACCTTTATTTTATGATCTGCAAAAATGCAGGATTGACGGTTGACGAGATGAGTATGTTTACGATTGGCGGTTGCCTAGATTATGCAATCACACGGGTAGAAGAGCACGAGAAAATGACGAAGAAAGAAAAAGAAGAAAAGGTAACGAAAGTAACAAGCGTGGAAGACTTCAGAAAGTTTTTCTAAGGAGGGAATCAATTGACTCGTATTAAAGGGATTACGATTGAAATCGATGGCGATACGAAACCGCTTGAAAAGGCACTCGGCGAGGTTGACAGGAAAACGATGGACGCGACGCGAAACGCTCGAAAATTTGACAACGCGCTGAAGTTTAATCCTGGGAACCTTGATCTAATCAAAGGAAAGTACCACGAGCTCGGACAACGTGTGGAAGGTACACAAGAGCGGTTGCGACGATTACAACTCGCACAACGAGACGTCACGAAGTCATTTCAAGAAGGTAAAATTTCGGAAGGTGCTTATCGTGACTTTCAACGGGAAGTTGTCGAAACGGAAAGTCGTCTAAAAAACTTTACTCAACAATATGAACAAACGGGACGTATTGCGAATGAGCAAAGCGCTCGTATGTTGCAATCGGGTGCACGGTTTGAGTCATTTGGTAACAAGATGAGCCACGCCGGACAAAACATTACGATGTTGACCGCGCCAATGATTGGTGCAGGGGCGGCTGCGATTAAAATCGGTGCCGACTTCGAGTCGGGCATGAGTAAGGTTTCCGCACTCTCGGGCGCGACGGCAGATGAGTTAAAACAATTAGAGGCACAGGCACGTGATCTCGGAAAGTCCACTCAATTCTCGGCTTCTGAAGCGGCGGAAGGGATGGCTTTTCTTGCGATGGCTGGGTTCGACGCACAAGAAACATTAGCCGCTATGCCCGGACTGCTCGACTTGGCGGCTGCAGGACAAATGGAATTAGGGGCGGCTGCGGACATTGCGAGTAACATTTTGAGCGGTTTCGGTATGGAGGCGGAGCAGAGTGGACATATGGCGGACGTGCTTGCATTGGCGGCGTCATCTGCCAACACAGATGTTCATCAACTCGGCGAAGCGATGAAATACCTCGCACCAAGTGCCAACGCGCTCGGGTGGGGTGTGGAAGAGTCAACCGCTGCGATCATGGCTTTTTCGGATGCAGGAATTCAGGGATCCATGGCCGGACAGGCTTTCAGTAGTTCGTTGCAACGACTTGCCAATCCGACTAATACCATGCAGTCGTCGATCGACGAATTGAATATCTCATTCTTCGATGCGCAAGGAATTATGAAGCCGTTGCCTACCATCGTGGGCGACTTAGAGAAATCAATGAAAGGCATGACGGAAGAGCAGAAAGCCATGCACCTGCAACAACTTTTCGGTGCAGAGGCATTTAAACATTGGGCGGTGTTGCTCGAACAGGGTGGCGACAAACTTGCCGAAAATACAAAAATGCTAGAGGAATCAAAAGGCGCAGCGGGTGAAATGGCGAAAGAGATGAATGATAACGTGCTGGGGAAATGGAAGGAATTTATGAGTGCTATGCAAGAATTGGCGCTTGTATTGTTCGACACCGTGCAACCTGCACTAAAAGCGATGATTGTGTTTGCGACAAAGGTGGCGAGTGGGTTCGGTTCTTTGCCTGGTCCGATTAAAGCGGTGCTCGGTGTGTTAGCGGCACTCGTTGCGGTAATCGGTCCAATTGTGCTAATCATCGGAAAGTTTGCGTCGGCAATCGGTGCGATCATGACGCTACTTGCGCCATTTGGTGGAGCGTTATCCGCTCTCGGCGCCGTGTTTGCTGCACTAACGGGTCCGATTGGACTCACAATCGCAGCGATTGCAGCACTTGGTGCAGGTATCTACGGCATTGTAAAACTGTGGAAAAAGCACAAAGGTGAGAGCAAAAAAGCAAACGAAGAAGTAGCGAAAGACGTAGACGACGCAACAAAGAAAATCGCAGATTCCTATGAAGAACGAGCCGTCAAAGCGGAACAGACGATGGAACAAGCGTACTTGCAAAACCGTGAACTTAACGAAAAGGAAAAGAATCTACTCGTATCCACACAAAAGGAAATGACGAAGGCGACGCAAGAAGAAGTAAAGAAACGAGCGGATAGCGAGAAAAAGATCGCCGAAGAACAGTTGAAAAACATTGACGGTCTTTCGGATGAACGTAAAAAAGCGGTCACGAAGGGAATTGAAGAAGAGTACGCAGAAGTCAGTAAGACGGTTGAAGCGAAAGAAAAAGAGATCAATGACATCTACGCGAAAGCAACAGAGGAAAAACGAGCGCTTAAAATGACGGAAAAAGACCGTATCCTTGAGTTGCAAAACGACATGAGAGAAACGGCCATCCAAATGATGACTGATTCTGAAAAAGAGCAGATCGCACTCATGGAGGCAAGCGCTCACCAACGCAACGAGTTGACGGTTAAGCAAACACAGGAGCAAGTGCAAAAAGCGATTCAGAAACGCGAGAAAGTCACAGAGGAAGCGGAGAAAGAATTTGAAGAAGTCGTGCAGTGGGCGGTACGTCAAGCCGATGAACTCGGACTCATTAGTGAAGACGAAAAACAAAAAATCATTGAGCAAGCAGCGGAAAAACGAGACGCTAAAATCAATCAAGCCAACGAAACCCACGAACAAGTCATGGCGCGAACACGCGAGCATAGTGCGGAGGCACTCGCTCAAATCGACGAAGAAACAGGCGAACGATTGAGCAAGTGGGATATCTTTAAGCGTGACTTTGTTGCAAAAATCGAAGAAATCACAGTAGACACCGTTGAAGCGTGGGCGTGGCTGTGGGAACGCACGAAAGAAAAATGGAACGGTATGATGGAGGACTTAAAGTCCACATTCGGTGAGATGAGCGCCAACGTCAAAGAGCGTTGGGGTGAGATTAAAAGAGACACAAAAGAAAAGTGGGAATCTATCAAAAAGTCCGTCGACGACAGAATAAACGGCATGAAAAGAAATGCTTCGGAAAAATGGAATGCGATGTGGACAGACGCGAAGGACAAATTTGAACGCATCAAAGCCTCGATTGTTGATCCAATGAAAAAGGCGCGCGACGTTGTCAAAGAAGTCATCGAGGACATTAAGGGGTTCTTCAAGAATTTGGACTTAAAGTTTCCCGACATTAAGTTGCCGAAATTACCGAAATTTAAAATGGACGGAAAATTCAGTTTAAACCCGCCGTCTGTGCCTAAAATCGGTGTGGATTGGTTTGCAAAGGGCGGAATTATGGATAAACCGACGCTATTTGGCATGAATGGCAACCGTCTTATGGGTGGCGGTGAAGCGGGTCCCGAAGCGATCATACCGTTACGAGACGATGTATTAGCAAAGATCGGTAAATCAATCGTGGACAGTATCGGCGGCGTGAAGCAAGAAACAGGCGCGGCGAACATCACTGTCGAACGCATGACGGTGCGCGATGAATCGGACATTTTAAAAATCAGTCGTGAGTTAAAACGCCTCATGGACCGCGACCGACGAGCGAGAGGAGGATACTAAATGAGAGATATTGCATTCAATGGTAAGAAAATGAGC